AAAACAAACATCTAATATCTTCCTATAACAATTTTCAATTTATTAGAAATTTTAACAGATATAAGTTTATGACTGATTTAATAAAAACAGTACAAATAGAAGGTACAGCATTTATTAGAGTTGGTTGGGAATTTAAATCTGAAGAAGTAGAAGAAGATGTACCATTAATACATACTAATTCTTTAGGTCAACAAATTAATCTTGGTTCATATAAAACTACAAGAGAAAAGTTATTAATAAATAGACCTACAGCTATTATATGTAAAAATGAAGATATATATGTAGACCCAAGTGCAAGTAATTGGGAAGATGTACAATTTGTTATCCATAAAACAGAAACATCTTTAAGTGAATTATTACAAGCTGGTATATATAGTAATTTAGAAGCTGTAAAACAAAATATAGAAATGGAAGAAGTTAGAAATAATATTGATTCTAATGATGACTTTTCATTTGTTAGAGATGATAGAAACTTAGATAGTAAAATGTTTAATTTCAAAGATACAGCAAGAAAAAAATTAACTATGTATGAATATTGGGGTAATTATGATTTAGATGGTGATGGTATAGCTGAACCAATAGTATGTAGTTGGATAGGTGATACTATTATTAGATTAGAGTCTAATCCTTATCCAGATAAAGAAATACCTTTTATTCCAGTAGTATTCTCAAGCAAACCTTTTAGTATATATGGGTTATCTATGGCTAATATATTAGACGACCAACAAAAAATAAAAACAGGTTTAATTAGAGGTATTATTGATGACTTGGCTCAAAGTAATTCTAATCAAAGAGGTATTAGAAAAGGTAATTTAGATCCAATAAATAAACAAAGATTTTTAGCAGGTAAATCATTTGAATATAACTTTACTAAAGATGATTTTTATCAAGGGCAATACAATCCTATAAGTAAAGAAGTATTTAATGTATTACAATTAGTAGAAGGTAATATTAATGATTTATCAGTATTCAGTCAAGATAGTGCTACTGGTTCTCAAGCATTAGGTAATTCATTAGCGAGTAGATCAAATAAATTAATGAATGGTGCTATTAGAGAATTAGATTTAGTAAGAAATATAGCTGAAAATGCTATTAAACCTTTATTAAAAAAATGGTTAATATATTGTTATGAATTTATGCAACCAGAAGAAATACAACAAATTACTACTATTCCTTATCAACAAAGTACTAATGGTAATTATCTTGGTTCAATAGTAGATTTTAAAGTAACTATATCTACTAATCAAGTAAATGAAGCAAAATCACAAGATTTAGCATTCTTATTACAAACTCTTGGTAATAATCTACCATTTGAATTAACTAAAATGGTTATGGCTGAAATGGCAAGACTTAAAAATATGGATGATCTTGCTGTTAAACTTGATCAATTCCAACCAAAACCAGACCCAATTAAACAACAATATCAACAACTTGAATTACAAAAACTTCAAGCTGAAATTGCATTTAAGCAAGCAGGTGCTAAAGAAAATGAAGCTGATTATGAACTTAAACAAGCTAAAGCTAAAGAAGCACAAAGTAAAGCAGATCTTATGGATCTTGATTTTGCTCATAAACAGTCTGGTGTTGATTTTCAACAAGACTTAGAAAAAGAAAGTCTTAAACATTTAAGTTCATTAAAAGCTATATCAGAACAAAATAAACAAAAATATTTAAGTGATTTAATTAAAGCAAGTACTGATTTAAAGAAAAATTATTTATCTATGGCTATTAAAACAGCTAAAGAAGCTCAAAGTAAAGCAGATCTTATGGATCTTGATTTTGCTCATAAGCAATCTGGTATTGATTTTCAACAAGATTTAGAAAAAGAAAGTCTTAAACATTTAAGTTCATTAAAAGCTATAGCAGAACAAAATAAACAAAAATATTTAAGTGATTTAATTAAAGCAAGTACTGATTTAAAGAAAAATTACTTATCTATGGCTATTAAAACAGGTAAAGAACTTAATAATAAAACTTAAATATTGACTTTATAGTAATTTTTTATATATAATATTAATACCAATTATAAAGGAGCCTTAAATGGGTGAAAATCAAGTACAACAACCTGCTGCTCCTGCTCAACAAGGGCAAGGTGGTGCAGACCAAGTGCAACAAATGGCTATACAAATAATTAAAGCCATTTTAGAAGGTAGAGTATCTATTCAAGATATTATGAATGACCCAAATATACCAACAACTGTTAAAAAAATAGTTATGGCATATATTCAAACACATAAACAACAAATGCAACAAATTATGGCACAACAACAACAAGCTATACAACAACAAGGTATGGCACAACAACAATAAACCAAAATTTAAAGGAGAAGTTATGAGTAAAGACATTAAAATTGAAGAAGAAGCTATAAAATTATATGAAGCGTTACAAAGATTAGAAAAAAATGAAGATTGGCAATATGTTATTAGAGAAAAATATTTAAGAGATAGTGTATTAGATAATTTTTCACTTTTGGCTCATCCATCAATTAAAAGAAATGGAGAAAGACCAGAAGTAATGGAAGAGTTAGTTTCTAAATCACATCTTAATCTATTTTTATTAACTATTGAACAACAAGGTGAACATTTATTAAATGACACTAAAGATAGTGAAGATGTTCCTGAGTTAGATGAAGAATAATAAAGGATAACCTATGCCAGAAAATATTAAAAATGAAGAAGTTGAAGAAGTAACTGAAGAAGAACTTTGGGATAAATCAGATGAAGAATTAGAAGCTGAGTATAAAAAAATTAAACATCAAGAAGTTAAAGAAGAATCTGTAATTGATGATGTTAATGAAGAAGACTTAGCTACTATAGATAATGAAATTAGCCCTGAAGAACAAGAACAAGATAATAGTATAGAAGAAGAACAAGAAGATACACCAGAAGATGTTAAGGATAATACTTTAGAACACCCTGAAGATAATCAGGATTCTAAAGATGATAGTGAAGATAAAGCTTCTGAAGGTACACCTCTAAAGTTAAAACCTTTAAAGGCTAACGGAATAGAGATACCAATAGAAGACATAGAAGAACTATATACTTTAGCATCAAAAGGTGTAAACTATACTCAAAAAATGCAAAATATTAAGCCTTTTAGAGCAGCTATAGAATTAATGCAACAACAACAATTAACATTAGTTGACTTGAATTTACTTGCTGATATTAAACAAGGTAATAAACAAGCAGTAAAAAAGCTTATTAAAGATGTGGATCTTGATGTGTATGAGGAATTTGACCCCGATGAAGAAATCAATTATAGTCCAAATAACTATGCACCAGACCCACAAACTATTGAGCTTAATGAAGTTATTAATGAAATTTCGCAAGACAAAGAATTTGCAGTTACTGAAAAAGTAATTAACAATATGATGGATGAGTACTCTAAACAAGAGTTAGTTAAAAATCCAAAGTTAATCTCGGCTTTACATCAAGATGTAAAATCTGGTATTTTCTATGAAATAGAACCAGAAGTAACTAAAATGAGACTACTTGGTTCAGATAGTGTACCATTTTTACAACTATATGCACAAGCAGCTGATAAAGATTTATATCTTGCAACATTTATTGATCCAAGCTTACCAAAAGTAATTAAAGGTGATGTTGTTAAAATTAAAGAAATTATTACAAACTTTTTAAGTAATGCTATGAAATTTACACACAAAGGTGGTGTGTCTGTAATTGTTGAAAATAGAGGAATTGAAAATAATAAAGTTAAAATTTATATAGAAGTAGCAGATACTGGTATTGGAGTTACAGAAGAACAAAAAGAAAAAATATTTGAAGCATTCTCACAAGCAGATATTTCTGTAACAAGAAAATATGGTGGAACAGGTCTTGGACTTGCTATTACATCTAAATATGTAGAAATGATGGGTGGAAAAATTGAGGTTGAAAGTAAATTAAATGAAGGAACTAAATTCTTCTTTGAAATTACATTAGATGTAGTAGATGCAAAACCAACAATAATTGAAAACTTATATGCTAAATTACATGTTGCTTTATTAGAAAAAGAACAACCACAAGTTAGAGAACAATTCCTAAGAAGATATCTTGAATACAGTGGAATTCAAATTTCAACATTTAGTGATTTAAATGGATTAAAAGAAGTTACAAAAGAAGATATCAATGCAGTGATATTCCCATATGAAATTAGTAGAAAAGCATATTTAGAGTATGTAAAATCTAATGGAATTAAATATACATTAGTTGCAAGCTTAAAATATAAACCAGATATTACTGATTTAGACCCAGCTCCTATTTTTACTATTTGGGATCCAATTAATGCGACTAAATCATTCTCTATGCTTCAAGAGATTGATAAATCAAGATTGGAAAATTATAGTAAAGTAGTAGAAAAAATTAAAAAAATAGAAAATGAAACTAAATTTGATTTAAGTGTATTAGTAGCAGAAGATAATCCAATTAATCAAAAATTAATTAAAATTACACTTGAACAAATGGGTATAAAAGTAGATTTAGCAAATAATGGATTAGAAGCATTTAATAAATATAGTTTAAACCCAGATAAGTATGATTTAATATTTATGGATATTCAAATGCCTGTAATGGATGGTATAGAAGCTACTCATGAAATATTAGATTTTGAAAAAGATGAAGAAATTAAACATACACCAATTATTGCATTAACTGCAAATGCTTTAAAAGGTGATAAAGAG